AGGAGGACTTTCCCATCTAAGTAGCGTTTCAAAGCCAGCAACGTCCGGTGCAAGAAGACTTGCGTCTTCTCACACCAGGCTAGCACGGAATTGATCGCTACATAGATTTCCGGAGGAGTGGAAAGGTTCTTTATGTAGAATGGAGTAACATCCCATCCTAGATAATAGTCACCACCACAACTCTCACGGAAAGGTCCTGCACTGAAAGATTTGTCGGTATTAATGACAAATCCGGCTGCGGTTAGAGTCTCTACTATACCTGAGTACTCGTGTGTCGGGATGATTACATCATCTCCAAACACGCAAGTGTCAGCCCAGTCGATGAAAAGGCTAGGGCCACCGTGTTGTAAGCGGTGAGCGTATATTAGAGCGCAGATGATCAACGTCATTAAGGGAAACGTAAATCCGTTCCCCATGGTGCTGACCATATGCATCTCTAGCCAATCCCCGTTTGGGAGCATGATTTCTCTTGACCGCAAGGTCTCGAGTAACCATACCCACTCTCGGGGCATAAGCCTGCGTACTAAGTCGAGAGAGATCATATCGGAGGCGGACTTCATATCGATAGTCGCAAGACTATTGTCAATGGAGCCACGTCGTGCAGCAGTCTTGTTTTTAGGTTGCTGCGTCCGTATGTCTAACCCGATATAGCGAAGAGCTCCTTCAAGGTATATGCCTGCAGCAAGCTGTAGACACATTTGCCCTGAAGGTTCTATAGCTATAGTACGCTCAGTGTCCTCGTTTTTCGGGACTGTCGCAAGTCGTGAGCCTCTGATAAGGGTCGTCCCCGTGATCTCGTTGTCGGAATCGAACCGACTGAGATAAGGGTTAAGCGACCTAAGTTTACGAACAAGAGGTTCACTCTGAGTGTTGCAAGTCATAGGCTGTAGTATCTTCTCAGCTGTATGAGTGCCCCTGACACCATTACTGGCGCCAGGGCCAAACTTCCAGTTGTCGAAAATCAGCCTGAGATCTAACGTGGTTTGAATCACGTCTTCAAGCATCGAAGAGGTATACCGCTCAAGCACTACCGTAATGAAGTGCCTGGCAGCATCCTCGACTTGCTTGTCGAGTGTGACTGAAGAGTCACGAACCAATTGATTCGTAGCGATAAAG